TGCACGAGCGATCCACGAAAGCCTCGAAGCCGGCGTTATTGGCTTTGACGTAGAACTTGGCATCCTCGCCGCCTCCGTTGTCGTCGTGCATCTCCCACCACGGGGGTTCGACCTTCGCTATAACCGAACGATGAATGAGCGCGCAGGCGGTCGAAGTGAAGTCAACCTGAGCAAGAGCGTCAGCGGGTCTGGGCTCCATGATGAACGGCCCGAACTTGATGTAATCCTTGCGGTCGAAGAACCAGTTACGGGTGTCCTTGATGCGCTGCGCCATCACTTCCTGATCTTCGTAGGACTTCCAGATGTGAGGTACTACCGGACTCTGCCTCATAAACACAAGAGCAGCCACGAGAGGCTTATCCCATGACAGCAATCTCTTAAGTGTCTGCGGGACGTATTGCACGTCCATGTGCGTCGAGAACAGCCAGTCGTCGCCGCTTTCAAGGATCTCCCTTGTTACCCTATTCCAATCCGGCAGGTCTTTGCGGTTTCCCGAGGCACTGCGAACGAAATGCCGTATCGCTCCTCTGGGAAGTTCCGTGTTTATCCATGATTCAACCGAGGCCCAGGATCGCGGGTCTTTATCTCCCGGAACCCAATGTGTGATTTTCATTCTCCAGACTTTCCGAGGGGCCTGTTTTTTACGCAGGCCCCTCTTCGAGTTAGATGGTCACGATCTCTTGCGTGCTGTTGTCCAGAACATCCGGATCGTAGGTGTCGGCATCGTACAGTTCAATCACGCACGAATGCGGAACTGCGGTTGAGAGATTCGACCCACCGGACACCTTCAGCCACGGTTTTGCCGTGGACACGGGCACATCGACAATCATGATCTTCGATGCCCCAGACAAAACACCGGAGGACACGGCCGCCAGAGCAGCACTTGCCCTTGAGGTATAGGTTCCGCCAGATGTGGCAGATTCCCATACACCGATCCCGGCCGAGAGAGCGCCGGTTGTTGCCGCACCATTGCCGAACGAAAAAACGAACCTCGCCCGGCTGTAGCCAGTCGCATCGCAGGCCGTGCCGACCAATTCGGCTACCGATCCAGCGGTCGCTGCTACGCCGATCCGTGCATCAGCCAATTCGTGAAGTTTCGGTCCCATGTTGATCTCCTTATGATGCAGCGTTCGTCAGATAGAAGAAGGCCTCGGCCTGCAGCACCCCGCCACCGCGGAAGATGCTGGAGAAGATGCCGATCTGCCCCGTCGCCATGTATAGGTAGGGATTGCGCTGCACGACCATTCCGGGCTTCTCAACCACACCATAGTAGTTGAAGTTTCCGAAGACGATGCACTTGGCAGAAGCCGTGGTGTACACAACCACATCATCGTCAATCACGACCCTGTAGCCAAACAGTTGTTTCTCATTCGGTGCAGACTGAACAAACGGCGTTGGGAAGACCTGGTGGCCCGCACCGGTGGTGCCGAGCAGATACCAGAGGGTCGTGTTATTCATCAGCAGACCGCACTCGCTCTGGACGTTATACCCAGCTCCCAAATATCCAAAGAGGGCGGTCAACTCCGAGGATAGGATGATGTCGGTCGTAGCTGTGGTGTTCGCCACCGTCGCGCCAGCCACAACACCCTCGGGCTGAGAAGTACCAGTCCCGGTAGTAAATGCCGTATTCTCGGTTGATGCAACTGCGCGGCCCATCGCGCCAGCGAACCAGGATTCCCAGTTCGTGGCGTTGTACATCAGGAATTCCTCATTGACCCTCGTTTCGTTGGTGTATTTGTAGAGGATCAGGTTCTTCTGGGCGACCGTACCCTCGTTCTCGGTGTACGCATTAGCCTCCGCCGTCAAAGTGAAGGCTGCGTGGCTCGTGTCCTCGGTCGGGACGAGCAGGTGATCTGCAGAGGTCTCGAAGAACTGGCAGGGCATTTGCCGGACCCATGAAGCGAGATCGCGCTTGGCGATGATCTGGTTGTACAGGGGATCGGGAACCAGAAATCCACCGGACGCACCTGTGGTCACGTTCCAGGCTGCCTTCGCGTCCATACCCTTCATAAACTCGGCGCTCGGAGCGATCAGGCCCCCGTTCTCCTGCCCGGTCTGCATCCATGCCTTGAACGCGCCAACGCCGTCGTTGTCGTCGTCCACCTTGTCGGTGCTGTGGTACTTGAACGGCTTGCGGCCCTTCAGGTCTTCCATGGCCTTCTTATAGCCGTCTTCCTCCGCCGCTTTCAAGGC